AGTGATGGCGGGCAGGGCCGTGGCAACGAACAGCGAGAACAGGCGCTGGCCCAGGTCAAGCGTCTTCGCAATGGTCTTGTTGGCAACTTCCATGAATGTCATGAGTCCTTCTCCCCTGTCGTAACGGTCAATACTGAGTGTAACACCAGCGCAACACCAGTCAGCCATAGGGCTTGGCGCAAAGTTGGGCCACTAAGTGTAATAAGGACGAGTCCTACCCCTGCCAGCGTCCATGTCTGTTCTTTGATGTAGTTCCACATGGCAGCTATAGGTTACTTCATGCGCCTTGAAACAGGCACAGGCGCAGGGAGCATGAATACAACAGCCGTAGCAGCCACAATCGTGCGACGTTCAGCCACGCTGATCGTGGACCCGGCAGGCACATAGTCGTCATAGGCCCCGGAGTAAATGTCCACGGCAGCCTCGAACTCTTCTTTCTGTTCCTGTGTTGCATCTGCCGGTGGCGGCGGTACGATTTCCAGCACCGTAGACGCGACGGTGGTTTCAGCCGCTGTCTCAGGGGAAACAACATCCATTAACCGTGGGGGAGCCTCAGGGACAGCGGCTGTAACATTCACGGGTGCACTGGTTTCTACGGTTGTGGCTGGCAACGGGGCTTGCGTTGTTGTCGTTGTTCGCGGCACTGGGCGCAGCGTTGTGGTGGTTGTTTCGGGCGGGAGAGTCGTCTCCGGAACCGTTGTCGTGGTCTCAGGAACGGTCGTCGTTGTCGTCGGTGGCTCAGTCGTTGTTGGCGGCGGAGGCGGAGGCGGCGGGGGAGGCGGTGGAGCCTGAGTCGTCGTCGTTGAAGAAGAGGTAGTCGTGGTTTCGGGAAGGGTCGTAGTAGCCCTTTCTTCCACCGTTGTAGTCGTGGTCGACTGCTGAGTTGTCGTTGTCTCGGGCACCGTCGAGGTGGTGCTGGATGGCTCGGTAGTCGTACTCGTAGAACTCGTGCTTGATGAACTCGTCGAGGTCGTTGTAGTTGTTTCTACGGACGGACCGTAAGACCACACGTACTCGGGTCCAGGGTTGCCGTTGCGCCACGCTTCGCAATCTGCCCATGTCGGATACTTGCCAGCCTGATAGTCAGCGACAGGCTGGTACATCTGCCAGGACGTGCCTGATTGACATGTCCAGGTAACTGTGTTCTGTGCTTGCGCTGGTGCAAACCAGGCGAGCGACGCGGCGGGTAGCCAAATTATCCAGCGGAGACGGCGACCCAAGACAGAGAGTCCTCATCCCAGATGAACGGACCCCCTTCGGTTGGCATCGCAACAGGCGCCTGCCAATCATGATTCTCGTCAAGCGTCCACGACGGGAACGGCTGCGGTGCAACAAACACGTCAGCAGCAGCGTCATAGGTGTAGCCGATTCCGGCGTACTGCTTGCGGAAGTTGCCGTTATAGGAGCACTGTTTCCAGTTCGTGCCGAGACCAAGCGATTCAAGGAACGCCGCGCCCTGCGCCTCGTTGCTTGGGGCCGGGTCCGGGCAGTCGTTGTTGGACACCGAAAGAACTCGGGTAACCACATTGTTTTCGTCAAGTTGAGCCATGTATGCCATAGAGATCGCTCCTTACGCTACCACTAGCGAGCCAGTGTCGTTGAATGTATGGATGGTGTAACTGCCACTGGTCGTTTTGGTGCCGCCAGTGATGTTGAAAAACTGTGCTGTATCGGTCAAGTATCTGACGATAACTACGCCCTTGCCACCAGCGCCACCAGTACCGTTGGCACCACCGCCGCCGCCACCAGTGTTCGCTGTTCCTGCGCCGCCGACACCGCTGGTTCCAGCAGTGCCGTTACCGCCACCACCAGTGCCACCGTTCGCGGCAGTGCCAGCGGATGTGCCGCCACCGCCACCGCCTGCGCGGGTGGTCGCTGAACCCGTGATCGACGACGAGACACCGTTACCGCCAACGCCAGCAGTATTCGTGCCCGAGTTGCTGTTAGCGCCAGCGGCACCAGCACCACCACCGCCACCACCACACGATTGCGCAGCGCCAGCGTCGTGTCCTACACCACCGTCATAACCCTGACCAGTTGTGCCGTTGCCCTTCGTACCAGAAGCACCAGCACCGCCACCAGAACCGCCGTTACCGCCGCTGCCACCGTAGGTGCCGCCAGCGCCGCCGCCTGTCGAGGTGATCGTTGTGATACCCGTGCCAGCGATGGACGAATCAGTGCCGATTGAGCCTGCTCCCACAGTTCCACCGTTGCCACCGCCACCGACCGTGACTGTGTATGTTCCAACTGGGAACTTGACTGCCGTTTCTGCGGATGCGCCGCGACCTGACGATTCTCCTGCGACGGACGAGCGGTATCCACCAGCACCACCACCTGCGCCGTAAACTTTACCTCCGCCACCGCCACCAGCGATGACTAGGTATTCCATTTCAACGTTTGCGTATTCGGTGTTCAGTACCGGGTATCGGACAATAACCACACCCTTACCACCAGCAGCACCAGCCTCATTCCCCGAACCCTGACCAGTACCACCACCACCACCGCCACCAGTGTTCACGGTGCCTGCAACAGCCGCCACCGAAGAACTAGCACCAGCACCACCACCACCAGTGCCACCAGAACCCTGCGTTGTATTAGTTCCATCACCACCACCGCCACCACCCGCACGCGACGTAGAGGTTCCAGTAATAAGCGACGCTAAACCAGCACCACCATTCTGTGTCCCACCGTTAGTGCCAGCAACACCGACAGCGCCAGCACCACCGCCACCACCATGCCCCTCCCAAGTCCCACCATCAGTGGAACCTTGACCACCTGCGTAACCCTGCGTTGGCGAAGAAGCGGAACCGCCAGCATTGGTGCCGCCGAAACCGCAACCGCCACCACCAGAACCACCATTGGAGCCAGTGCGGAAACCTGAACCACCAGAACCGCCACCACCGCCACCAGTAGAAGTAATTGTCGAAAATACAGAATCAGTGCCACTTGTCCCTCTTGCACCTTCAGATGTGGAACCCGCACCACCACCACCAACAGTCACCGTATATGCGGTGCCGGCAACAAGCGACAACTTAGATTCCGCAGACCCGCCGCCACCAGTTGTTTCCCCGGTAACGGCGTTACGGTAACCCCCTGCTCCGCCACCGCCACCGCGACGACCACCACCGCCGCCACCTGCAACAACGAGATACTCGACATCCATCGCCTCCAAAGGAGTGAAAGTGCCGCTGTCATTGAACGTGTGAACAGCCTGTAACTTGCCCTGCGCATACACGAACGTGACATCACCACCAGACGCCTTCAACACGACGCCTTTGCCGCCGCCCATACGGTTCACATACTGGGAAACACGGGTACGTTGAGCGCGAGTCATGCCACCACCAAACTACCTGTGTCATTGAACGTATGAATCGTCCAGTCACCTGACGTGGTGATCGTGCCACCAGTAATCGTGCGGCCTGCCGGAACGAAACGGGTCTGGTAACGGACGATGACTACACCTTTGCCGCCGTTGCCTGGACCAGAAGTGTAAATGCCTCCGCCGCCGCCACCAGTATTCGCTGTCCCATTTCCAGCATTTGCCCCAGCGCCGTTCCCACCACCACCAGAACCGCCAGTCCCAGATGTTCCACTACTGCCACCGCCACCACCACCAGCGCGAGTTACAGATGAACCAGTAATTGAGGAAGATACACCAGCCCCACCGTTTCCACCAGTCGTCCCAGAACCATTTGTCCCCACTGCACTTGCACCACCACCGCCACCAGTGACATAAGTGTTGATGACACCGTTACCGCCATTGTAACCCTCCCCTGTCGTGCCCGTTCCTGGTCCAACAGCGGTTGATGTGCCAGCATAACTCTGACCTCCACCAGAACCACCATTTATGTTTGATGGCGTAGTCAAACTTGCTCCAGCACCGCCACCAGTTGCAGTAACACCAGCAAAAGTTGAGTCGGTTCCTTTGCTGGCAAAACCGCTACCACCGCCACCAACAGTCACAGTATGTGTGCCAAGTGAAATAGCAGCCAAATTTTCTGCCGACGCCCCACCGCCCGAGTTTTCACCAACAACAGAACAACGGTATCCACCAGCACCACCGCCACCGCCGCCGCCAGCACCACCTCCTGCGATAATCAGATACTCGACAGGGATATTTGCAGACATCCAGTTAGCAACGTATTCGCTAACCCGTTCCCGCTGACCCCAACGCAAAGTCATGCGTTACCTCAGGTAATACGGTTGACGTAACCGCCAATAGAGATGACGTTCGCCGTAGCAGCAAACGCAGTTACAGTACGCGCAGCAGAACCAGTCCCCACCAACACAAGCCCAGGAACAACAAGAACCAGGCCAGACTCGGCGGCGATCGTCAACTCGATCAAATCGTCCGGTGCGCTAGTGCCACCAAACTCAATCGTCAACTTGCGGGCAGTCGTATCCGAGTTGACTGCGTACAGCCAAATCTCGTCCTCAATCGTTGACGATGTGCCCGTTGCGTGAATCGTCGTACCCGTCGTCGCGGTGGCAGCAACCTTGATGAGACGCCCACCCGTTGAGCCGCTGAGAAGAACTTTGCTAAATGTTGCCATGTGTCCTTATCCTAACTGAAGACCTGTACAGCAATAACAATCTGGTCTGTTTCACCAGATGAGATCGCCTGCGCCCACTTTACACCCGTCGCTTCAGCCGAGTCAGCCGTCAACACATAGTCGTTCGTACCCGCGGCAAGCCACGACGGGTCGGTGCCGTTGGTGACAAGGACGTTGCCCTTGCTGCCGATAGCAAGACGGGCGAAGTCGGGGCCGCTGCCCATCGTGAGCAGGTCGCCGCGGGTGGTGAGGGTGGAAGCAAGCTTGTTCGCCTCATCCGCATCATCGGCTGAGAACACCGGGTAGATCGTTGCGCCCGAGGCATGGGACTGTGCGGTTGTATCGTCCTGTGCGCGCGTCAGTGTAAGCACGGAACCCGAGATTGTGGCAAGACACTTTTCCTCAGATGCAGTACCAGGGCTGATTACAACATAAAACGGAACGGCAGCTGTTGAAGGCCATCCGGTTGTAGCAGCAAGCGTTGCTGAAGTATCACTAGACGAAAGTGCGTTCGTGATCGTCGTCTGGGCTGCTGCACCCTTGTACTGTCGGCGTGTTACTGCTGGCATATCTATCCTTATCGTACACTGCGCATGACCACGATTGCTGTGCCCTCGAAGTCATTTTTGTTGTGAGCTTGGGTTACCTGACGGTATTGCATTTGGATGTTTTCAACCACAACAGCAAAGGTTGAGGTATTTTCCTGGTAGGAAACCACCCTAGGGGTGTCTACAAGGTCCCTAAGTAGGCCCATTTCCTGGTCTACGTCTTGCCAGTATTCACGCCCGTTGATATTCAGTTTGTGATGCATTAGCAAAGGGACAGTGAAAATTTGCGATCGAAGCGGAGCGGCGTAAGCCCTGGCCATCCATCTAGTCAGCGTTGGGCCCTCAATCAACGAGGCAGCCCTATTCAGGGTTACCTTGATCTCGGCTTCAAATATCTTTGCCTCAAGCCCGTCAATTGTTTTTTCTCGGGCCCCAGACGTGTCAAATGTAGAGAAATCTGTGAAATCCCCCCCATCAGAGGCAATTGAGGTAATCACTGAACCTTCCAATGGGAGGCATCTGAGGTCCAGCTTGGGGATGAATTTGGCATCTGGGACACCCCAACGGTAGATCCCGGAACGGAGATAGCCGGAAGAGACAAGGTTCGTCGCGTGTGGGGTAAACACACCGACACCCGACACGGTGAACAGCGGCTTGCCCTGGAACTCGTGGATTGCTTGCACGGTTCCCTGAGCTGTTGCCATCAGATCGGAAGCATACGCAGGCTGGTTCGGTGATATGAATACCGAAACATCCATACGTCCGATGCCCGTGGAAGTTGAGTCAAAGTTAGACCAAGCGAAGTAGACATACTGACCGATTCCGGCCATTGATTGGACCGAGGCGCCTGTCTGCACAAGGGGTCCAACGGTTAGATTCCCGTCACTATCAGTAGTACAAAAACGGAATCCGGTGGCTGTGCCAAGGATGATGTAGCTCAGATATCCGTAAATTGACTTGACGATTTCACCAAGCGGAAGCTCGGCTGCTGCGGTCGGAATATCCAGTGCAGTGCCATCCGCCTTGATCGAAGTCTTGTAGATGATGCTGGTGTTGCCTGCATATCCTGCCGCGTAGATGTGGGTTTGTCCCGCAGCGAAACCAACCCATGTCCAGTTAGTGTTCGGATGCGTGTACAGGGCGGATGGGTTGTTGGCAGACGACCCTGCTGCGGTGGTGATGTTCCAAATCTTGCGCTTGTCAACACCCTGCCCTGCAACCATGAGACGGCCTCGGACGTAAGCAAGAACACCAGCCTCAATGCCAGTGATGTAGGCAGATGAGGTGGAAATGCTGGCGTTTGTCTGGTCGATGTCGCCGTTGGCGTACGAGTAGAACACGTTGTAGCCGTCGGACGTGATCGAATACAGGGCGGATGCGGCGGTCCCTGTGACGGTGGTGACTGTGTTGAAATCGGTGGTGTACTTGACGTTTTGCCCGTCAGTTCCATATAGGCGACCGTCAGCAGTGCACGCATACAGGTTGGTTCCAGATGTCGGGTACACGTTCGTCGTGTCTTTCAACAACGAAAGACGACCCTTGGTCCATGGGTCCACACCTTTGCTCGCATAGAAACGGTAAGGTTCCGCATCTGCAGTATCCGAGTACTGTTGCCCTGCACCGTAATGCCATGATGACTGGGAGCGACGCCAAAGCCCTTGTGGATTTAACGCACTTTCTCCAGGCTCTGTTGATTGGTCAACTGAATCTCGGACTCTGGCATCGTACTGGCGTTGAAATTCGTTCGAGCGAAGATCAAGCATGTACGGGCGGCCATTGATCGCCACAGGAAAAACGTCAGGAACAAGCTGCGTCGCTCCGGTACCGGTGTAATAGCCAGGTGCCGGGAAGTACGCGCTATTAAAACGCGTGAGCGCAGCCACGGCTACTTCCTAAACAGGATTGGGTACTGTGCCTTAAGCCTTCCGGATTCGGCAATAATCCGCTCTCTACGCATTCTCATGATATTCGCGACGGATCCAGCAATTGCACCTGCAGGTACTTCTTCCGCGCGGCGCGTGTCGCCTTGAGCTTCGGTGAAGTTGCGCTTGATTTCACGTGCACCCATCATGCGCAGGATGACACCCATCTCAACGATGTCATCGCACGTTGCTGGCAAAAAGCAGTTGGTCGTCAGATCCGATGCTTCGTTGGTTGCACGAACAAACGGTGCCCGGTAGCGGACGCGCACATCTGAGGCCATGACAGACTCATCGAAAACAAGCGTGTTGCCTGACGCAAAGTCGGTTGTGGGCAGACCTGTCTGCAAGCGAACATGGCGCAGTACCGGATGTTCGTCTGAGACGTACCTAAAGCGCACATCGATTAGACCAAGAATGGTTGTCGATCCGGTAATGTTGATCTGCCTGTCAGCTCCGTTGTAATCAAGATCAACACTGACAACACGAAACAAACCGTTAGCCGTAGACGAAAGATCGTCAAGCTCCGAGTTAAGCGCATCAAACATCTGAGCCCTGGGAAACCTAGGGCTTAGCGTTAGGACCGCACCAGACGAATGCGACGCCGCAGTAGACCCTGCGTAGCCGCGTTCTACTGTGAGCGTCTTCGACGAAACGTTAGCTTCCCAAACGTAGAAGAGCTCTGAGTCAATCTCAAATACAGAACCAGCACGAAACCCGCCGAGATCGTAAGTGCACACAACAGCTGTGTCATCGCTGTCGATGCTCGACGCCAATTTGTTCCGCTCTTCAACGGTCCCCGCCAACATTTGACGCGACGCTCGATTGAGAATCGTCGCTACGGTTGTCATTTAGTAGGTGTAACCACCGTACCCAGGAAAGCTTCCTGCCTGAGCACGAGCAGCCTTATTCGCCTTTCGTGACTTCTTCGTGGTCTTAGGGGCTCCAGCCATACTCTTAGTTGGCTTCTTGCCCTTTGACTTGCCCTTCACTTCTTGGAGGCCTTCTTCTTCTTCATGCCGCCCTTCTTTGAGCCGTACTCCATCATGCGCTCCTTGGGACCTTCGCCCATCTCGTGCATACGGTTCTTCTTGCTCATCTTGCCCTTAGCCATTACTTCTTACCCTTCTTGCCCTTGCCCATCTTCATGGGCTTGCCGGTCTTCTTGGCCTCAGCCTTAGCCATGGCCATACCCTTCTTGCCGTACGAGAACTCTTTGTTTCCAACCTTAGGCATGACTTGTCCTTTCGTGTCCTACCACTTTACCTTATCAGCCCAGTAAGCAGCAGACATTTTGCCCTTGGCGATGTTCTTTGCATGACGTGCCTTGAAGGACTCGCGGCGCTTGCGGTAGGCGGCAGACTCGCCAGCTTTCTTCGGTGAACCGCTGACACCCTGCTGACCGAAACGGATCAGCTTCACCTTGCTGCCTTGTTTGGCTAACACGGCATGAGACTTCTTGGCGTTGGGCGTCCGCTTCGGCTTGTTGTACCCAGCGAAACGCTCACCCCTGTATTCGATAGCCATTAGCGATACCTCTTGGTTTTCTCCGCAACCTTCTTGGGCTGCTTGACAAACTGCTTGCCAGCTTTATTCCCCTTGGCTTTGGCCTTGTTTGTTGCGGCTTTCTCTGCCGGGGAAAGGGCATTCCACGCGGCATCGGGCAGATAACGCTTCTTGCCCTTGGACGGCTTCCCATCCGAGGTGCGCCACTTCTGCGCTGTCCAGTTCTTCAGCGACTTCTGGGACTTGGCAAGGGCCATTACTTGTAGCCTCCGCCAGCCTTCTTGTATTCGCTGGCCAGCAGCTGAGCCTTACGGGCAGACCATTCACCGGGATCTCCGCCCTTGCTACCAGCCTTAATCTTGTTGAACAGGCGTTTGCGCATCTCGGGCTTCGTGTAGTTGCCAGCCTCGTTAACCCGAGACTTTGCCTTCTTCTTGGCTGCCATTAATCCGCAGTCTTTTCTAGACGGGCCGATCCGTCTATCTGTGTCGGCTGCCCACCCGTCTTGCGGATGCGCTTATATGCGTCCAGATCTCTGTCCAGACGGCGTTCCTTCAAGTTCATAACACCGACATTGTGCCTTGTCGGCATGGCATTACCGGATACTGCCACATGGGAAATGCGGCAGGCAAAGCAGCCCTCAACATCAAGGTTCGGGTGTGTTTCTCGGTGCTTCATGTATCCCCTAACTTACGTAGTCGCCGTAACCAGCGTCAACAAGATCCTGTCGTTCGTCTTCGGTAATCGGGTTATCGTGCCCGCCGTAGTAGGTGATGGCAACAATAGACATGTCACGCTGCTCATTCTCCGTGAAGCTGCCGTCAGTCAGCTTGTAGACATTTCTGCCGCGGGCACCAGGCTCGAAGTAGCTGAAGAGTCGATGAGCAATACCCTGGCCCCTGATGTCGGCCCAGCGAACCAGGTTGTCTGTCGGGGGACGGAAGAACATGATCCGGTTGAATGTCCCGCCGGACGCGCTGCCAGCTCCAGAACCCGTTGCAGTTCTGCTGTATACCTTGCGCCCGATACCCGTTTCTGTTCCAGAGCCAGAACCAGTTGACGAACGAAAAAGCTCTCGCCTAAACAGTGCCGTCGAGTCCCCAAGGCCATCGCCGGTTGCGGTTTTAACGGCTCCGAAGAATGAACTTATATTGGATGAGCCAATACCAGAACCGGTTGCCGCCCTAATGGCGATGAGCAAACCGGTAGCAGTGCTACCAGCTGTTGCGCTTCCACTACCAGTAGCTGTTCTTGGCAGAACTTCAAGGTAGTTTGCCGACTCGGTTCCAGTTCCAGAACCAGTTGCAGTTCTAAGTACGAGTCGTACCCCAATTGCTGTTTCGGAGCCAGTGCCCGAACCAGTTGCAGTGGCAACTACGCCGCTCTTGTAGAACGGCGGGGTGTCAACAAACGCGAAAGTAAAGTCTAATAGTCCAGTAGCCATGTGGCTACCTCACCTCAATCGAGGCTGAGGGTCAGCGAGGTGATCTGGAAAGTGTCTCCAGCCGTAACCGCAGCAGAAGAAGAAAGGGCGCCAGTCCACAAGCAATTACCCGAAGTGGATGCATCCCACAATGACCAATGCGAATAGGTCTCCGTGGTGGAAACATTGGTCCACTCGGCGGTGCTGGAGGTAGCCATGCTGCCGCTCGATGCCGCACTCCAAGTAACAACCTTGCGCGTAGCCTCAGTGGCCGCATTGCTGGTACCAGCTTCACCGGGATCGCCGGTGTGCAACTTGATGTAAGTGTTTGCAACAGAGAACGCCGTGTTCGACAAAGTTTCGAGCAGCTTGTTCTCGGCGTAGTTCGAAATCGACATGTTTACCTCGCGTCTGAATATAGCAGAAAGGGGGCGGGCCGAGGGGAGAACGACCCGCCCCCCACTTTCTTGCTACTCGTTAATTACGAGTTTGCACCGATGCTCGACGAGCTCTCGATGCGACGCAGCGACGCCTCACGGAATCGTGCGTAACCGCCGAGCCAGTACCAACCAACGGGCTGGAAGCGCTGCAGCGAGTCAACCACCGGTCCGCGGATAACGCGCGGGAACGGTCCGTTGCCATCGACAATCGAGTGCGCCTTGGCAAGCGCCTGACGGCCCATGATGTGCGTGCAGTACACGTCGATCGTGCCGGTCGAGCCAGCACCGTTCGACGCGTTCTCGAAGAGCTTTGCGCGCGGCGTCTCAATGAAACGCACGCCTTCGAATGCTCCGACTTCGCCGTTGTAGATGTTCGCCGGGTCGCTGTATACGTGCGGGTCACGCCACGAGGCCACGCCGGTCTCACGACGGAGATCGTACGAAACGTCGGGGTGGATGAAGCCCATGTACATGCCGTTGAACGACACTGCGTTGGCCTTGCGGAGGGCAGCGACGACCTTGCGAACGTCGTTGGCCTCGATGATGTCTTCGGCTTCGATGGCCGTGCGCGAGGTCTCGTCCGAGGAGCCGCCACCGCCGTAAACGACGTTGGTGCCACCGGCGAGCACGTCACGGATGATCGAGTCGATCGAGATACCTGCGTTGTAACCAACGACGTTGGCGGCAGCCGCATCCACGTCGAGGAACGACGTGCCGCGGAGCTTGGCCGTGGTGTTGATTGCATTGCCGTATTCAGCCAAGGTCACTTCAACCTGGCTGTCCGACATCGCAACTGCGGTGACATCCGAGGTCTCCGTCAGGGTCGAGGTCGCCTCAGCAAGATCGTTGAAGATCGTGAACTTGACGCTTGAACCAGGCATTGCCTGGGCGACCGGCATAACGTCTGCCACCGAGTCGAACAAGAGTTCGCTACGGAGCGCAAAGTACGCAATCCGATCAAATGCAACCTGGTCTGTGAGCAGGCTGCTCTGTTGTGTATATGACATGACCTGTTATTTCTTTCCCCCGACAGGTGCGGGGACCTGCGGGCTAGATGGTTCTCTGTTGGTTGTACTGAGCCAGCAGGTGCAACACTTCGTCCTGGTTACGAGCCTGATTGATCTTGCTCACGAGATCCATGTCCTGGTTTGCGGATTCACCGGCATTGCCTGCGCGCTGCAGTCTGTCCCAGGCTCGCTTCTCGGAATCGTCCGCAACCTCTTTCTGGGTGGGCTTGAGAATCTGAGCCTCTTCAGCTGCTTGGCGAATGGCATCCGGTGAGATCTCACCGTCGTAGCCCTTGATGAAATATTTGGCAGCCGGAGCATTGACATCAATGCCTGCCTCGGCAAAAGCCATCTTCTTCTTCAAGGTCTCAAACTCCGCTGCCTGCTGGCGAAGGAGCTTGTTTTCCTGCTCCATCTTCTTCAGGTGTGCGCGGACGGGATCCCTGTGTTGCTGATCGCTCGTCTCGTCGTCGAACTCTTCGATGACATCTGACATGGCTCACTCCGTTTCTTTCTGCCCACTTCTCAGAGGAGGCCCGAGAAGGCTGCGTTATGAAAACTATAACACAAGGTTGCTTGTGTCAAGTGTTATTGGGCCATTCCTATTCCGGTCTCTGCTGAGCCGGAGGTAGCCCCAGTTGTTGCCGCGAATCGACCACCACCCTTGAACTGGGCAAGACGTGTCTGCCTGGTGCGTTCAAGTTTCTGTTTGGCTTGCTCATCGAATCCGAATGCTGCGCCGACCTGCTCCTGCTGGGTGAAGGCGTCTTCGCCCATACCGGGGATACCTGCGTACAGTTCGCGTTGCTGGGCAATGATGCCGAACTGCTTCTGCGCTTCAGCAAGCGTGACGCCACGGGCAGCCAGGTCTTCCGCGGTCTGGGCGGTCAGCTTGAGGCCAGCCTGCTCCGATGCTCTGGCGGCCAGCTTGGCTGCCTCGGCGCGGCGCTTCAGCATCGTGACGCTTTCGCTGGGGTTCAGGAAATAGGCCACAAGGTCTTTGTCGTCGACCTGGTAGAGCTCCCGCATCTGGGTCTTGGTGGCAGCGTCTGCATTGACGACCTCGTTGTAGGCGTCGTTCACCCGGTCATACAGCTCCTGGGGGGACACCTCACCGGCAATCAGACCCTCGAAGATGTCCTGGCGGTTGAAGTAGTCGATCATCCCAGTGGTCCGCAGGATCTCGCGGTACGAACGCTCCAGGCCGATGTACTCCCTCGGGCTAAGACCAGGCAAACCGGCAGCCATGCGCTTGGCATTTGCAGCGAATCGCTTCTGGTATGCCTCGGTGTTGCGGATCTCCAACATTACCGCAGATTCGTCGCCAGCAGCTCCAGTATATCCACGAGCCAAAAGATCGTTCAGCTTGTCTTCCATGTTCTCAAGCCCGAACTCAGACAAAAAAGCCTTGAGCCTGGAGTACGCGTTCTCGTTGTTGACGCCGACCGCGGTTGCGTTTTCTCCGTCGCCCTCTTCCCAGTTGTAGCCGTAAAGGGGGTCTCCGAAAGGTCGACCATACGGATCTGGTCCGCGATAGTCAGCGTCACCAAACTTAGGCTTTCTGGTCTGATCTTCGCTTTCCCGGGGAGGGTCAAATCCGGTATCGGGCGTATCTAGCTGCGCCGTGCTTACATCAAGCATCCCCTGCTGTTCTGCGCGGGAGTAACTTACGTCAGACATAGATACCAAAGTTCTTCTCAAGCATAGAGATCATGCTGGCAGCCGCGTTCTTTGCCTCTGTGGTGTTTTGCCAGCCGTAAACGGGATCCTTGCGCAGCATGTAGCGCCACTCGTCTGGGCTCATGCTCATGCCGGTGGCATTGCGCTGCAGCGCCTTTGAGTACTTGGGATCGTTGATGTTGACCTGCTTAACATCCAACCCGAGCGTATTTGCGGCAATCTGCTGGTAAGGCGCAAAAATATCGTCCATGCTGTAACCCTGATCGAGTTGCTGCGAGAGGTGTGGGTACAGAACTTTGGAGTAGTCGCGGGCCTGCTTCATCAAACCCTCTTCGGTGTACTTGACACCTGCATACTCTTTGCCAGTCAACGCTGATTCAATGCGCTTGTCCAGATTCGGCGGTGAGTAACCGTATGCCTGAAGGGCTTCTTTCAGGGCCGCAGCCATGTCTGTCTGCGCCAAAGCAGGGGCTCCCCCAGCGGTGGCTTGTCGCTCTCCGACAATCGAGTACGCGTAATACCTGGTCTGAAGCTCGCTGGCCTTGTTGCTCAGCGAATAGGTTGCGACCTTCAGCAGTTCGGTGTCGTCGAACTGCATCTCGCCAAAGACCTTACGCAGTTCATCAATTTTGTCCGCAAGCTGAGCATCCTTAGACGCCTGCGGAAGAATCGCCCATTCTCTACGGGCTGGGTCAACCTTCGTGTAAAGGTTTGTGGCGCGAACCTTACGCACCCACGCGGCCTGACCAGCTTGGCTGTCCAGATCGTATTGATCAGGGTTGTTCGCGTAGTCCAAAAGAAGGTCAACGAAGTCGTCACCCAACTCTGCGCGCGCCTGTGCTTCGCCTTCCGCGCCGTCAACAACCTTGGCATACTCAGGGAACTGCTCAACGAAACGTGCGCGCCAGTCCTGCGGCTTCTTCTTCTTGTTGTTCTTAGCCATTATTCACCCAGTGCCTGAAACGCGAGTTCCATTGCCTTACCCAAACCGTACGACACACGACCAGCTGGATCTGCCTTCTGAGCAAAGTCTTTTGCGACTTCACCAGTTTGCGGGAGCTGCTGGTTGCTGGCGTATGCGCCACGTTCCCGATTGCGGATAAACGATGCAGCCTCAGCAATCTCTTTCTTGGTGGGCATTCTGCCAAGCTGCTGCAAGAAAAGCTCTCGGGTGTAGGCAATAACGTCCTCATCGGAGCTGACGCGGACACCGGCGCCGCCACCTGTCGATCCCAGTCGACCAAGAAGGGGGATGGCTGCCTGCCATGTGACGCGGTTCTTGTTGGCAAAGTCCAACAATCTGGCCCACGCCGTTTCGTCAGCGTCGCTCCAACCGAGTCCCTCCTGAAGAGCGTCGCTAATCTCTCCGTTGCCGTAAAAACCTACGCGCTTCAGCTCTTGTGAGATTGCAATCTTCTGATCTAACCCGAGCTTTCCACTCTGAAGGATGTTGGAAACAGCGAACGGATCATCCAGGTTGTATTCGCGGGAGGCAACAAAACCGTCCTCGTCGAGCAGGTATCTGCCCGTAATGAACTGTTGTGCGCGCTTAGGGCCAATGGCTTTGCCGTAGATGATGGCATCTCCACCAACCTCAGCACCAAAATTGGTCAGACCAGCCCTAAGGTCTGCCAATTCGGCTTCGCTCAAATAGGCGGCAAAGCCCTTCCACGGAAGTGGCGGTAAATCAACCGAGCCCAGCCCAATGCCCGGAATGGGTGCCGGACTGGATGGTTGTCCCTGATTCTGGTTTTCGCCTTCTGCCACTAGATGTCCACTTCCTGCACCAAGAAACGCTGCCAAACTCTATCAAACTCCGGATTGCGTGCCGCGAGAGCTTCACCGTACCTGTACAGCTGAGTACGAGCACGCGTTGCCTTCTTCGACTGGAAGCTAACCAAGTCATCGGATCGCATAAGCGAACGACGAGATGCCAGGTAATCCCGGACCATCGCCGCAACCTTGTTGTCTTTGAGGCGCGGGTCCTCAACAAGTCGGTACATCTGGTCGATGTCATTCGTCAGTTTGTTGGCCTCAAACTGGGCGCGCTTGGGGAAACCGGGGAGCTTGTTGTTCAGAAACTCTCGGTAAGCACGCAGTGACTCGATCTGGCGCTGATTTGGGTTCGGTCCAAACATGCGGCGGGCAGCGCGATACTTCACTGATCCAACTCGTTGCTGTGCCAGCTCGATCATTTCCCGGTCTGTCAGTGTCTTTCTAGCGCCCTCTTGGAGCTGACGCTGCCAAACGGTGAAGTCAAAATCTCCGCCGCCACGCGGGGCCATAAAGTATGCGGTGTCCGGGTACTGGTTGATCAGGTCTTGGTTCTCGCGTTCCCAAACGCCAAAGTCGTAGGTTGCCTCAAGACCCTGGGCGACGGCACGGCTCTTGGAGCTGACATACAACATGAGGTCATCTCCGTACAGCTTGAGGAACCTGTCAACTGCACTGTCATAGTCCTCTGACTCAAACTGGCGCAGCTCTTTCTGGAGCTCGTTAATGAACTTGTCGCCCTGTTTGGTTGGCACCTTGAACTGGGTGGTTGGGCTGGCTGGACCAGTGAACTGGCCCAAGGCACGCATAGCGGTAAGTGTCCCAGCGAGTCGCTTTGCGTCAGCCATGATTTGGGTGACGCCCTCTTCTGTCGACAGATCGTATTTAACCGTATTTACGGAAAGAGCGCGGAGCGTTTCCATGTACGTGTTTCCGTACGTGGTGTTCATCCTCACCCTGTTAAAAAGAGCCCCTTCTACGACTGGAATCATTTTCTGCATCCAGGAAGGAACTGGCGTGGCGGCTTCGGCAAGGCTTACTTCGCCGTATGGAAGCAGAAGTGTTTTGATCTGGTCGTAACGCGGAACGTCCGGCAGAATCTTCGACAAGCTGAAACTTGCCCACGGGCCCAAAGCTGGGAAGAAACTAATGCCCTGCGAGAGCCTTGTCAGCGGAGCAGCCAGTGGCGCGTTGATGCCGGTGAACAACTTCGCTATTGTCCCGGACATCGGGAACGTGAACATCTGTTCACCAGTTGTTGGATCCTGGTAGATGAATCCGCGACCATCCTGATCTGGGTCTGCTTCGGCAACGCCGCGGTAGACCTTGTGGAATTGCCGGTACGCGTGAATGTTGTCTTCTATCAAAAGCGACTTGTACCGACCGATGACATCTCGCCATGCCCCTTCGAACGGAGCGACGATCCTCATAGCGTCCCAGAAGTTGTTGCGGTACGTAGCGTTATAGAGAAGACCCTTGGTCTCCTCGATGCCAACGAAGCGCGCGTAGTCGTCAAGCTCCTCAACCGTAAGTGTGCCCTTGATGCCTTTACGTGCAGGCAAGTTCTCAACGGCTTTTGTGACCTTGTTGCGCAACTTGCTTTCACCGAAGTACTTGGCGATGTTCCCACCGGACTTCTCGTAGATGTCGGCGTACAGCTTCATGCCCTCCTCATAGGAGAGCTTGTTGATGTGCTTCACCACTTCGTCGTAGTAGAACTGGCGGAACACGACTGACTTTTCGAGCTTGCGTGAAGCCGTATCGTAAAAGTTGAACCACCATCCTGTCAGGAAATCCATGCCAGCAACAGCTGCCTGGTCCAAAGAATCGAGTTTCGTGTTGGCGCGGACGCTCATTCTTTGCTCACGTGCATACGTGCGCGCAAGGCCCCTACCGGCATCTTCGTTCCAAAGATCCTGAGCCTCGATCAAACGGCGAGCAAGCTTTTGTCCGTTGCCGCCGAAGCCACCGGTAGCTGCGTTCTCTTGAAGCACTGGAACAAACGTGACAGCTTCACCGTCAACACGCTGAACGATGCCCTTGATCTCCTTGCCATCAATCTCGACCGTGTGGGTCTGGCCGATAGCAAGTTTCTGTCGTGGCTTCAGTTTGATTTCACTGGCAGAAATAATCTGCGCGTTCTTCAGGTCACCGACAGCGTTGTGTGCGAACAAGAACAACACCTCGTCCAGATTGCCGGTGTCATACTTGATCCCGTCAATGACAACGTGGCGAACATACGTTTGCAAAATCTGCGTGTAGGCTTCCGGGCTAGCGCTCTTCAAATCGAGGAGCGAGAACGGCGGAAACGTATGGATGACTCCGGTGGCATTATCTACATATTCGAGGCCACCAGCGAAGAGTCCCTGGAGTCGTCTGAACGTATCAGTCCTGGGATTATCCAAGAACTTGATGACCTCATCGACGATTTGTTCTTCTGGAACCCCGGCGCTCAAAGCCATGGCTACCCGATTGTCGATGGTTTCTGTGAGGCGCTTTTGGGCGGCCTGGATCACACCATCGGTGTGGTAACGCGTTGGTTGATTTTTCGGCCCAGAGGCACGATCCACCTGAACAAATGAGTTGGTTTTGCGAGTGTGCACAGTCGCATCGCCAGCAGTAAAACCAGGGCGCAAACGACCCTGACCAAACGCTTCCCGCAAAGCCTCGTGCACCTTGTCCGGGCTTACTTCTTCCCATGCCCTTGGGCGAACACCAGCTGCTGCAAGTTCGCGGCCCTCTTCTCGTGCGAGTCGTCCAGCTCTTTCACCAAGATCTGTGAAATCAACACCACGAATACTCTTCCCCAATCGCACTCCCATGATTGTGTTGATGTAGTCGATTGGATGGTAAAACTGGTTAACCCCACCAGACGCCATGCGAACCTGAGCATCCATCATGTTGCGCAACGCATAACCACCCGTAGCAAGAGTGGCCATTTTCCAAATACGTTGCTGGAGTAGCTCAACGGCAGCAAATGTGTAGCGCTGTTGTCCTGTCAGAACCGGACGCAACACACTCTTTTGGAGAGTCCTCATCTCGTCCTTGATGTCATCGATGCGATCATTCGCATTAAGGCGAGCCTGACCCTTGAGCCGTTCAAGAGTGCTTAGTTCAGACTGAAGCTCTTGAAACTTGCCCAGATTTTCACGAGACACCACATCAACCCTGCGGATGGGGCTTCTGCTAGTAATGCCAAGCTTTGGGATTATCTGCTTGCCTGTAGTTGGCGACTCAAGGAGCTTGCGGAACAAAGAGTTGCGCGTGAGCCTGCGGATCTCGCGCACATCTGGCAGGATCTGTCCACGCGACAACAGGTCGGACAGCTGTGCTGGGCTGGTGAACTTTACGTCAGTGAAAGTAACCCCAGCGCCTTCAAACATTTCGTTGAACAGATCCTGGGGCAGGTTTTCCTTGAAGTTTTCAAACATGACCTGAAGAAGGCCGTTATCTGTTTCCACTCCGGTCCTGTTGCGGAACCAGGTTTGAACCTGGTCAATCCAAAGTTCTCCACCCTTTAGGACCTGATCAATCTCGTTGTCGCGCACACCAGCAGATCGCATGAATGTGCGGAGATACGACTTGTATGCATTGATTGCTCGGCGTTTTGCCGTCGGCGTTGCGAGTGGGGCGTTGGAGAATGCGGCAAGCAGTCCGACCTGGCCTTCGGTGCCGTTGAGGACAGCGTGGATTTCTTCTTTTGTTGCTCCGCCAGCACGCAAAGACAAAACCATGTTCTTGACTGCTTGGGCGTTCTCCTCATCTCCGCCGCGGATGATCACTTCGCTGCCGGGGACTTCTTTGAACAAACGCATTTTGCGGATGCTGTTTCCAACAAAGTTGCGCTCAAACTTGTATTCACCGATAGCGGCCTTGAGCGTACGTTCACCAAAAGTCCACGGTGCGGCAAACGCCTGGATCATTTCGTCTTCGGTCTTGGCCTTTGCGATGCGCATGGCCTGGTCGGTTGTGATCTTAAAATTGAAAACGTCTTCGAAGATCTCAGCCGGGTTCTCGTTGTCGATGAGTGCCCGCACCATCTTCTTGGCGTACGGGTTTGTGCGCCAGAACTTGTCAAACTTCTGCGCGTTGTAAGTTGCACCATTCAAATTCATTTCGACGCCAGACTCGCGCAAATACTTTTGGCGTCCCTTGCCCAATGCCTTAACAAGACTCTTGGCATCTGCGTCACTGAGAAGTGGCACAAGGCCCTTCATGCCAGCAATTACACCGCCAGCGTTTCTTAGCTCTTCGATGTTCTCGCCGGTGCGCACGGCAGCTATTCCATATGCGCCAAGCTTTGCGCCCTTGACGATGTATTTGCTTGGTTCGGGAAGGAACAGATTAAACAGCGTGTCGATCAAACCGGAGCCGTAGCGGTAAGCAACATCTTCTTTGCGGAAAATCCCACCGACCGACATAACCCCGCGACCAAGCGTGAAAGCGGATCCGTAAACCGTTCCGCGAACAGCACGTGAACGAGCTGCCTGCTCTTCGACAATTCCGCGACCTGGCAAGAACCCTTCGCCAACAAGATCTCGTTCTTCCAACATTGTTGCAAGGGTTGTTGCCTGCAACGCGTTCGGGATGTTTAAACCCTTACCGGTGAATGTTTGACCCAGAACAGTGTTTGCCATTTCTGGGACACCCATCAACGTGCCAAGCGACCAACGTGAAGCCGCTTTAATCCAGGGCATTGAGACTTGCCCAATCGCCCGACCAGCGCCTTGCACGACATCGATTGGTACTTCTACTGCCCTAAGTCCAACGTTTTGCAGTGTTTTTGAAACACCCTTTTTGATCCAACCGGCAGCGTCATAGATGTGTTGGGCCATACCAATTTCGCCAACGGCAGCTTTTTTCTGGTCAAACGAATCCAGCTCTCTTTGCGCCGCCATCTCGCCAACTCGGTCAATGGCAGCAGTGCTTGCACCAGACTTTGCAAGTGCAAGCTGCACTTCTGGGGAAAGCCAGGGAGCCCTATATTCAATCTGCTGAAGTTTGATTGCAGTTGATCGCGCGTATGCAGGAGAGAGCTGGTACTGGAACGTGTTTACATCTTGGCCAAGTTGGCTGATGTATTCGCGGTCTTCTGGGTAAAGTTCTTTTAGATCCACTACATAGCTCCGTAGCGAGCCAGGAGATCATCAAGGTCTTCGCTAGGGAACATTGCAGCGATCTGACGAATCTCCTGAAGTGCCATTTGATTCTGTGAAACCATCGGCATACCAGCCTGATATGCATTGGGGCCTGGGCCAAACGGTGCCCCGGCAGTAATCGGTTCTTCCGCGCGCATGGTTGGCGCAGTGATTGGGGTCAACTGCCTACGCTGCTGCTTTGCTGCTCGTGCCGCGGCGACATCCGCCGGGGACGAACCCATCGGGACAGCGGACTGCGCAGCCATCTGCTTTCCTGCTTCTCCGTAGGTTTGTCCGCGCGCTGCTGATTTAGCAATCTTCTGTGCGGGATTCTGTAGATCAAATCGGTTCGCCATCTCATGCCCCTAACTGACTCAGTAGCTGTTCCAAACTTGGTTCACCCTGCGGACCGGCAACAGGCGCTTCAGCACCCATACCCGGCATCGCAAGACCAGGCATCGTTTCAGGTGCACCCATCGGCATTGCTGCTGCTTGACGTTCCTGTGCGCGGCGGTTTGTTCGCTCCACAGCTTCGTAAAGCGTGACATCTTGCTCCATGACGAGCTTGGTCAGATATGCAAGATCTTCCGGCTGGTATGGGCCGTTGGGATCGACTGCCTGCTGCTGGATGCTGGACAATAGCGCAGCTTCGACGCCCTCGGAAATAATGCGGTCGTGCTCAAACTCTGGGTCAGTGATGAGCGGATCGGCTTCGCGTGCCGTTTCCTTACTCATCAATCCGGTTCCGAGACGCTGACCGAGACCGATAATCAGCGAGTTAACGTCAGATCCGGCTGCCGGGTACGTGACGTAATGAAAGTCGGTTTCCCAAATCTTGTTCGGGACATACGTTTCTAGGCCAGCAGAAGCCCGAGATGCCATGAAGAACAGCTTCGGGGTCTCGCCCCAGTAAGCCTTTTCGATTGCAATGGCGATCTTGTCTTCTTCAAGCAGCGAGTTCTCAAACACCGCCTGTGCTTCCTGCACGCGGAAGTCAACGGTTGCTGACAGTACGTTTTCGCCACGGCGACCTGTACGGATGTTTGTGGCTGATTCGCCACCGAACTCTGCCGGGATTGCGCCTTCAAGACGCTCTTGGCGTTCGAGACGATCAAGTGCTTCGTAGGTCTTATATCCGGGGTTGAGATCCTGGCTGCGGATGTCTCCGCCGCGGACAACGCCGAGGATTCCGTTCTTGCTGTCAGCAAGCTGAATGATCTCCGGGTTCTCGCCGGTGCGTGCGATCAGGTATTCCTCGGGAAAGATGCCGCGCTCAATAGCGATCTCGGTCAATGCCTGCAGGCGTGCGCGCGTGTAGTACATGCCGAGCACGCCATCGAACTGTCCGCGGCCTTTGTCGAGGGTGATTCGGTTGGCGACAACAGCGAGTGGCATTCCGGTGCGATTCGGGATTGCCTCAAGCATGATCTCGGTAAGACCGGCGCGCTGTGCTGGTGTCAGCTCGGGATCGTCTTCTGATCCCATGACGACGAGCTGGAGGGTGTCCCGCGAAACGTATTCAAGCAGTGTGTACTTGGCGTCAGCATCCACGTCACCGAGACGGAGCTGGTCTGATACGAGTTCGCCGTAGTTCTTTAAAAGCCAGGAAGCCGGAACTTTATGAGTGAAGATCACATCCTCAGGAAGAATGTCGTCCTGGTCTTCCACAGGCGCGGGGTAAGTGTCGAGCGGATTACGAACAACCCACTTCGGCATCAGGGTGCGGAAATCCGGCTTGATGAACACGGCTGACTGCGAGTACGCAAGCAGGTGACGTGCGCGGCGGCGCATCTTCATCTGCATCTTGTTGTGATCCCAAAAAGCCAAAGTTGCTTTGCGGCGCATACGCGAGTAGCTCTTCGAGCGTTCCGATCCGTCCTTTAGCGGCGGAAAGTAGACGCTCGGCATGGTTGACGAGATGCGCATTGACATCTGATCCAAGCCGGTAACCAGCAGGTTCGCCACATTTGCTTTTGCTGTGCGGTCAAGTTCATTCAGCGGGACGATTACTTCGCCGTTGGCCAGGTCGCGCACGCGACGCATCTGCTCGAATACAGGGCCGAGCTTCATTTGGCGCTGCTTGTACAGCTCTACGATTTCGTATGCGCTAAGCATTATTTACCTGTCAGCTTTCGCCAACGAACAAGATTCTCTGACGTGCGAACAAGACGATTGGCTTCTTGCCAGCCCTGCCCCTTCTTTTTGACCAGCTGAAGTGCTTCGTTAAAGGTGCGCAGAAACTCTGCGTCATCTGAAGGAGAGGTGGTCTTCGGGGTGGAAGTCATGCGAGAAGCTGCAGGCATCTGCACTTCCACGTTCGGGTTTTCCTCCATGAACTTGGCAAGACGCCCAAGACCCTGAGATGTTGGGCTCATCGGGTCAGTTAACTGTTCCCTGACAATGCGCACTTCCGGGCTCACGTCATTTTTTTTTTGACTGCCAGCCTTGCTTCCACGGGTGCGCGTTCCACCCTTGGGCTTGGTATCGACCTTTACCTCCGGGGCCTTTGCAGGTTCAACCTTTACTTCTGGGGCTTTCGTCGGCTCGGGAGCTTTTGCAGTCTGCTCAACAACCTTCGTTGTGCTCTTGCCCGAAGCCTTGCTACCGCGAGTAGTGGTCCCACCCTTCGGCTTGGTCGTCGTGGCTGGCTTGGTTTCAGCCGCTTTTACCGGTTCCACTTTGGTTTCTTTTGTCTTGGTGGAAGCCTTGCTGCCGCGGGTGGTAGTTCCGCCTTTGCCTTTCGGAGTCACCGGAGTGGTGGTCTGTTCTGTCTTGGGAAGAAGGCGTCCAACCTGTCGCAAACCAAAACCAAGAACAGTCTTTAGTCCCTTGATTCCGCCAGCTGCAACCCTGCTTCCACCAACAAGCGTGAGAGCTTCAGCTGCTTCAATGCCAACTGCCTTGGCGATGCCTTTGCCAGACATTTCGACACCACCCTTGCCACCAAACGGGTTGGTAATCGACTCAATGACATTGCGGCCTGGGTAGTTGATGCCCTGACCAATAATGTTGTTGCGGCGGTTACTGATCGCACCCGTGATCCCACTCGTAGCTTGACCAATCGTGTACTTGCCACGATCACCCTGGCCGCCGCTAGTTGTCTGCGTCTTCGGTGCAGCTGGGCCCATGGTGCCACGGCTGCGCTGCAGTCGCTTGTCCTCTTGTGCAAGTGAAGTGACACGCGGATAGCTTGGTCCGGTCGGCGTGGTCGTTGTAGTCGTAGTTGTAGTTACGTTGCGCGACGGAAGCTCTGTGGCCAACATACGCTTGAAGGACTTTCTTTCCTCCGCGGTGCCTTCCGGCAGTACCCGCTGTGCGATCTTTGTACGACCGGCCTTCTCTTGGGCGAGGTTCTGAAAACGCTGACGGTAGCGAGCGCGAAGCTCAGGAGTGGCCGGTTGACCACTCTGCGCGATTCTCGATTGAACGAACTGACGCTGGGCCTGCTCGTACGGAGTGAGTTTCTTCTTGGCCATGGCTACTTAAAAGATAACACACTATATCCAAGACGGGCGCCAAAGTCTCGGAGGTGCCTTGACCGGACCGAGGCTCGGCATGTGCAGCTCGGCAAACCAGTGTGCCATCACCAAGTCGGTGCCGTTCTTCTTATCCCGAGTCCATGAAGTCATTTCGTCAACGAAAGCCAACGAACGCCAGTTGTCGGTCAGCATCGGGATGCGAACTTGACCGGCTCGCCATAATGGTGGAAGCAAAGCTTCCACGCCAAGGTTCTCGTCTAGCTTGTTCCTGGAGGTCGTATGGGGAATGATCATCACACCGTGCAGGGCTTGCCACTTGCGAACGAAGTCGTGGGCGAGGAGGAAGCGCTGGGCGGCGTTGATCTCGACCACCCAGTGGGAGATTGGATATCCGTACTCGAACGACCGCTCCTGCCAAATATCCATTATTCCGCCAAAACTGCGTGTCTCCGTGTAGTAACCAAGTAGGTCTTCCGCGGTCAGCTTGACGCGTTCGAGATCGATTAGGTATCTCAGGTTTGTTTCGGGCTGGTACAGCCACCATTGGATTGCCCAGAACTGGGTTGGTGACGGGTCAACTGTGGCAATGGAGATGATCGGCGGTTCTAGGCCGTGGGGGATGTAGCCGGGGCGCCGGTCGCGGTCAATGCAACCTGGGTACATGACGCCATCCGGTCCGATGCCCCCTGTTGCCCACACCCGTTCGATCAGGTAGTTGCCTTCAGCCATGTCTTCCTGCTGGTAGACGGTGGCGAACTTTTGGGGGCTGGAGTGTTTGATGTACGACAGGTCGCGCCACGACAAACGGTATGGCTCAAGAAGTGGTCCGTCCGGCCATGGTGGTGCGTCTGTGCGCCGCGACTTGGGGCCTGTGTCCAGATCTTCGTAGTACGCCTTGTAGACGAGGTGTTCGTACTTGTGGGTTTTGACAGGTTCCTTGATATCTGAAATATCTGTAACGTCGTCGCCCTCGTACTCTTCTTCCTCTTCGTAAGTTACTTTCGCAAGGCAGTGTGCATAGAGGTCCAGGGGTCCAAGCCGCTGTCCAATGACGGCAAGTAGCCCACCTGGGTCCACACGCGCTTCTGCCATGGAGTCCCATCTCTCAATGAGTTTGTCTCGCGCCACCGATTCTTTTGCGTTCTCTGGTGATGCAACGTCGTCAAAGAGACAGAGATCTGCTCGGTGTCCGATGAACTCTGACTCGATTCCGTACGCCGAGACTGTTGGTTCTTTGTTGTCAAGTCCGCCTCCCGCATATTGTTCAACGATGAACTCTTCAGCTCTCCAAAGAGCGCCAGAGTTTGTGGGTTTGAACCTACCGTAATCAAGCGACAAACACGACTCGGCGTTGAGTGCCAGCCCTCGTTTGACGAGCTCGGGATCCGGGTGCAAAGGAGCTGTGCGTTCCAGTGTGTCGCGGATACGACGCGAGTACATCTTGGCCAGGGTTTGTGAGATTGATCCGATCATGACGCGCACTGCCCGGTTGCGCACAATCGCCCAAACAGCTACGTCATGGAACAGGGTGGACTTGCCTGCACCTGGCGGGCAGTTGAGCACAAGGAACTTTTTGTCTTTGTTCTCCAGGCGTTCGACGATCTTGTACGCGGCATCGACCTGCCAGTTGCTTGGCACACGGCCCAGGTATACGCGCCGGAAGTAGTCGAAGTCCTCTAAGCCGCGCTTAGCCCTGTCCTTTAGTCTTCCGCTCGGGATAACCGGGGGAACGTCCTTCATGGCGGCCAGGTCGCGTTCGATGACGTTGCCACCCTTGGCGTTCCGGCCTTCCTTGATGGAAGCCTGATCTAATTCGAGCTTGGTTTTCTCGGCCCGATCAACCCAGTTACGGGCAGTCGTATAGGAGATACCGGCTAGACGGGCAGCCTCTTTGATGTTTGTTCCGGACTGTAAAGCCTGGAAAAAGATGGCGCGGTCTTCCGCACTGACTGTCCGTTTCCCCTTGGGCATTTAGTCCTACTTGCCGAACTCTCGGCGCATCCGGCTCCGCATCAGCTGATTCTTTAAAATTTCGGCTCGTTCTTCCTGGAACCCAGGCTCTTTCCAAATCGAACCCTGCATCTCTTCCACGGAGTCGCGGATCAAGCTGCCTTTTGCCCGCAGATACCGTTTGGCCAAACTGCTTTCGGTGCTTCCACCAAAACGTTCAACCTGGTCCGCAATGTCTGCAAGCTTGGCGTTCTGCAGCAAATCCTTGTTGATTTGCGCACGAGTCATTGGGGCCCTGGAGGCAGCATCAACAACCTGTTCGTACATCGGGTTGTAGTCCTGATACGTCTCAATGAAGTCGGCGCGGAAACGACGCAGACTTTGATTCCTCTTCTGGGCCTCCCGCAACATTTGCTGGGATGCCTCTCTTGTTCTCCCTCCGGCAGATGCTGCCTTAAACAACCTTCTACTCTCAGCCTGAGATTCCTCCAAAGCACCCAAAGCCTTCCGAAGCTGACTCGAAGAAGTCTGGGCAGAGCTGGTCATCATCTTCAACTGGCGGCCCATGGCATCCATCTCGGCTGCAACCGTCTTACGAAGAACCGGGGTATAACCCTTCACAACCGCACGAACTGCCGGGTTGTTGACAACCTTGCCGACCCCCTTGGCAACAACACGGCCAGCCGTCGGAGCAACAATATCCACCGCAGCCCAAGCAGTATTACTAATTGCCTCACCCTTGCCAGAAACCGGAAGATTCGGATTTTTCCCAATTGCACGACCAGCCGCGTTGATATACGGGTTAGTAAAAGTACGAGCCTGAGAATTAGACCACCCAACAACACCCTCCACCACACCCCTGGCAGCACCACCCAACCAGCCACCAGCAGTCTCACCAAGCTCAAGAATCGGATTCTTCTGAACATTGGTCCCAGACTTACGACCAGCACGACCAGACCGTGCCCGGTTCAACGCTTCCTGTCCGGATTTCTTTGCCATGAAAAAAAACATAGCACAGGTTGTCGCAACTTGACCGACATGCTACCGTGTCCGCCACAACACCAATCGAATCCGGACCCTAACCGATTAGATTCCTCCTCGCGACAACAACCGCCAGGGCAGCATCGCTAGATCGCACGGGATAAGTGGCCTGAAAAGGGGACCGTAGGTGTTCGTCTTCTTTCGGTATACAGACAGACGGGTTCAGACGCAAAACAGAACTTGGGGGGGCTAAAAAGCCATACAGCTAACCAGCAACCCCAGCATCAAAACTACGGCTACAAACCAGCCGATAAGGCTCTATATCGAGGAAGGGTATATTGCGCCCCACCCCGCCACGGTAGCGGCAGACCCCCAGTTGCGATGGGACAAAAAAAAAAGAGGGCCGAGGGGCTTTCGCCCCTCGACCCCCTCGAATCGAGATCAGATCTCGGTGAGCACCTTACCGGTGAAGAGTGTCCGCTTGAGACCCTCTTTGTCCGTGTGCGTCCCCTCTTCCTTGAGGATCTCGACCAACTGGAATGCGCCTCGACTCTTCGAGACCCAGACCAGATCGCCCACGGTCACCTTGCCGACCGCTTGACCGTCCGCAACCGTGACGTGCCACGGTACGTCCTTGTCCTTCGGGTTGGCAGAGTGCCACTTGCCTTTCGGGAAGAGTGAGAGCGCCTCTTTGAGCGCCTCACGTGCCTTGTTTGTGTCCATGTGTGCGGGCCTCCTTCGCCCGTGTCCGTTGGTGTTTCCTCGGGACGCCCCCAGTATGCCACCGCCGTCAAATCTCGTCGCCCACAGTGCGCGTATGTACGTATTCCGCCCCCACATCGGTAGCGGAATAAGGGAGGGAGGCTTGCGCCCCCCTCCCCATGTCCCTATCAGACTTCCGACAAGATACGCACCGTAAACAGCGTGCGCTTCAGTCCTTCCTTATCGGTATGGGTTCCTTCCTGCTTCAGCACCTCACACACTTGGAAGGCTGAACGGGACTTACTCACCCAAACGAAGGTGCCCACAGTCACCTCGCCTGCTGCTTGCCCATCGGCAACAGACACATACCACGGTGTGTCCTTATCCTTCGGGTTAGTGCTGTACCACTTGCCCCTAGGGAGCAGTCCGACTGCCTCCCTAAGTGCTGCCAATGCCTTACTGTTATCCATGATCAGGTGCCTCCTTCGCACCATGCCGCCACGACGATCGCGGCGACACCCACAGCGTACCCCCGTCGTCAAGCCGCCGACCCCAACAGCACGCGCATGGACGTATTCCGACGCCACATCGGTAGCGCAACTAGCAAAGGGAGAGGGCTACGAGCAGGTTGTAAGGAGGTTCAGCATGGTTCTGCCGCCTACCCGTAGCCCTCCCTTTCACTTGCTTACCTTCCCGACATACCAGATGCCTAGGATCAGAGCACAGCCAAGCACTATTCGTGCGTACAGTCCTGCGCCTTCGTAGCGTGTGACTGGTGCTGTGAGCACAATAAGAGTGCCAATAAGCAAGCCGCTTGGTTCAGTCGTCATCTCCCATGTCCTCCATGCGTTCCCGTACCTTGTCGGCTAGGGCTTTGTAGGCGGTTGGGTAGTTGAGCCTGAGGATTTGTGGTGTTGCTGTGAAGTTCCATTGGGCTTGTGCTAGTTCCTTGGAGTGGTCGGGTACTGCGTCTTGGGGGACTGGTGCCGTGTGGTATTCGGTCACTTTGTCTCCTGTGGGTAGTACCTTGGTGACTGTTAGGGAGCCGCCTCCTACGAGCATGTAGATGGTTGTGGCTTGGTGCTTGTGTGCCGTGAGGGTTGCCCACGATCTGCCTTCTGCCCCTAGGTCTGCGATCATTGCCCCTACTTTGTTGTCCAAGTCGGCTATGGCTTGTGACCTTGAGTCAAAGGTGTATGGCGTGCTGACGCTTCCGCCTGTCCAGCCTTCTGCCTCTGCTTTGTCTAGTGCCTTGCCTTTGACTTGTTCGCTGTTGAGGGCATGGTCGATGTCCACTTCCCCGATGGGGATCTCTTTGATCATGAAGAAGAGCACATTGTCGCCTGAGACAGAGAACTCTTGGTGGATCTCTGTCACCATCTGCTCTGTGAGAAGGACGCTTTCACGTTTCTTCTCCTCTTTCAGCTGACTTGCTGCTTCCTCCATGATGCTTTGGACTTGGGACATGATGTCGTTGTCGCTCATACCTGTACTCCTTTGCTTGTCTCAAACTTCTTGCGCTTGGGTCGTGAGCCGTTCTGGAAGGATCGCAACAGGGTTGCGGCTTCCTCAGGGCGTCTGACGATGTGAATGTTGTGCCTTCCCGCATACATCAAGCACCAGTCACGCAAGGTGGTGGAGCATATGTCGCCTGCGCCAGTCACATGGGTGTCGGTGATCCATACGACAGGCTCGTTGTGCCTGCGCATGGACATGCCGACCTCTAGTGCTGGTCCATCTACGCTGTTGTTGCCGGGGAAGTGCGGCAAGGTGCTTGTGCGCCTGCCTCTGGAAGCCACGAGCCAGATGTTGGGTTCTCCAACACCGCCGCCACCTGAGTAGCAGATGACTGTGGCACCACAAGCAGCGTCCATGATCATGCGCAGGTCGTTGTCGTCAAGGCTCATGGAGCCTGAACAGTCCACAACGACCACGCCGCCTATGGCTCGTGTCTTGCGAGCAAACACTCTCTGCTCTGGATCGGTGTCCTCACGGGCAATGAACTTGATGCTCTTGCCGTACGACATTGGCACAAGTTTGCGTCCCTTGCGACCCGTGTGAGGGATCGTTAGGGGCAACTTCTCCAAGATCGGAGTAGCCCACCCGTCAATGGCAGGGACGATCTGACGCATTACCCGTTTGGGATCTGCGCCATGAGGGAACCTTCTGCCATTGATATCTTGCTCGCTGCGACGGTCAAGGTTGCCCTTGCCCATTGCTTCACGTGCTTGCTTGCGCTTGGACGCTTCTTCCTCAGCCATGCGGTTGAGGTGATCTGCGACCCTGTGCTGACCCCACTCCACCTCGCGCTTGATACACATCACAAGGCGCTCATACGCATTGTTCGCACTGCGAGTTGCGTTCTTGCCCTCCTTGTTGATGTAATACTGAACCTTGTACGGTTCACGCTCTGCGTAGAAGCCCAAGTCCCTGTAGTTGGACTCAAGGATCTCTCGCACATGAGGCGTCTTGATCATCTCAAGCAGTTGATACTGCGCTTGTGTACCCACATAGGACAATGCCGCAGCCATTGCGCTTGGGCTTGGATCAGGTCGATCAAGCAGTTCTGCCAATGGCGTAAGGTTGACTGTGCCGATAGTGGGATCATCGCCAAACACCTTTGTGTAAAGGGTGCTTGCGACAATGCGCTCTGCCGTACTGACTGCCTCAATAGAGGTGTTGGTGCGATGAGCGAACTTGCGCTTGTTCACTAGCCCGTAGCGAGAGAGCATGAGACCGTAGCGACGTAGCCGCCGCATGGCATCACCTTCCTCCATTGGGGCAGAGTACTCATGCGCCTGTGTCGTAGGCGTCAAGGTCACAACTACACCGTCAAGGCTGGTGGGTAGAGCACCGCTTGACTCAAATGTGTTGTGCTTGGCGCCCTTGCGCACAGAGAGAGCCTCTGGTGCGAAGCGTTGCGGTGAAGTCACAGGAGACCTGCCTCACTTGCGATGATCGCAAGGCTGTCGGTCATGGACTCATGAACCTCAGGGAATACCACTTGGGCGCAAGCACGAAGGTCTTTGGACTTCTCGTACATGGCGTGGAACTCCACAAAGGAGCGCAACGAGTAACGGAACTGTGCGTCCTCGCTCGTGAACGTCTCTGCCAACTGGCGGAGATAGATGGGCAAGGAGTCAATAGCCTTGGGGTTTGGCGTATTGACCGCACAGCGCACCGTCAAACGGTCAAGGACTGCTGGCGCAAGATCCTCTGGCATACCGTTCATAGTGGCGACAACGGAGAAGCCAGAGTGCGGCTTGACCACTTCGCCAGTATCGGGGTTCTCCCACGAGGCGCTTGCTTCGGTGTCCAAGAGCATCATCAACTTGCTCTCAACGTCACCGTTGATGCGGTTGATCTCATCGACCACGAGCCGTGCGCCTTCGCGCCAAGCCCTGATGCCAACTCCCTCGTGGAACTTGAGAGCACCAGATGCCTCACGGCGCCAGAAGCCCTCAAGGTCTGAGGAACTCATGTCCTCCGTACAAGCAAGACGGTACGCCTTGTTGTTGTTTGTCGCATGGGTCAAGCCGAAGTACGTCTTGCCTGTGCCGGGGAGACCATAGAGAAGCACTCTGTTTGAGTGCTCAATGGCGAACTCCGCCTTCTGCCAAGCAGTCATGCTGCCTGTGGTTGGTGTGATGTTACTCATTGCTGTTGTCCTCCTTTGGACTGTTGTTGCTTGCTACAGGGAACACTTCGTCCCCTGCTCTCTGGCGTTGCGCCATGAGATCTTGGTAGAGAGCCTGAAAGATCTCAGGCTCTGCGTCTTTCATGATCTTGGGTGCCACGTAGAAGGTCACCATTGCGTCGATCATCTTCATGTCGCCTTCGTAGTCTGCGGCATGGATCAGTTGCGTAACGACCTCCTTGCTCTCATCTTCCACGAACCTTGTGGCGACATACACGACATCGCCCATGAGCATTGCGGTGATGAGAACATCATGCTTGGACTTGTCCTGCGTATCAGTAGCCGTAGCACCAACGCGCATGAGTATGCCATTGGCGTCAAGTGTTGCCACATGAGCCGAAAGGTACTGGTCGCCAAGTATCTCGTAGATGTCTCCGCCTTGTACGAAAGGCGTGATGGAGAGAAGCGTTGATGGCTCTTCACCTGTTGCGACATTGGGCTTACCTTGTATAAGGCGCACATTGTCTTTGCTCAAGGCTTCATCTTTGAGGGCGCTTGGCACCACGCTGATCAAGAACAAGTGGTGGTTCTCGTCAAGGTTCCCCAAGCCTTCCCACATAGAAGCCTCAAGGCGCAAGAACTCATCGCGCAGGTAATCTGTGCGCTCAGAAGTCATTGCCGCTTCTGCTTCGTTCAGGATCTTGGCAGTCTCAGCCAAGATGTCGTCATCATGCGAGGACATAGTTTGCCTCCATGCGCTGTGCGCTCTTGGCGCAGTATGCGAACATACCTGCGTCAAAGGACTGTGCCTGCTTGCCGACCCAGACCAGATGCGCATGGTTGCCATCTTTGGCGACCTGCTGTGATCCCCTCTGAAGCCGCTTGGGGCTAAGGATCACAAACTGGTATGTGCCTGCGTGGTTGTCGCGGTGATCCCACCGATGGACTACCCGAATGTTGCTGTTGGTCATTGCTGTTGCCTCCTTGTGATCGGCGGTTTGCCGACGCGATCGAGTATGCCCGACCCGTCAAATCGCCGTCCCAACGCGGGACCTGCCAACAGCGGTAGCGGTAGCGGTAGCGCTACGTCAGCTGCTTAACGCGCAGCAATGCGTATTCCCGGCTGCGTTCAACAGCTTCGGGTGGTAACCCATGGGCCACACCATCGCACAGCCGCGTGATGTAATCACGCAAAGCTGGGCGAATGGTGAGAGCCATGACTAGCAGCTCGGTGAGCACCTCTTCGGCAATCTGCCGGTCGTTCTCACTGAAGTCAGGGATGTCAACGAGCTTATTCATAACTAGAACGACTCTTCTTCTGCGGGCTGCTCCGTGGTGATAGCCCACAGCTGAGCGTCCGGGAACTCTGCGACGCGGCGGGTAAGCCACACCTGAGTTTCCTCACCCTTCTTGTTCATGATGTGCACGGTGTCTCCGACCTCGCCCTTGTGCTTGATCTTCGCACCCCACGTACCATCACGCAGCTTGTACCAAGTGTTGTCTGACATGTTACTCATTACTCCCCTGGCTAATCGCTAGCCGTAGTCGTTCCACCATGGACTTGTACATGGCTATTTGTTTCTCAAGCTCAGCAACCCGAGCTTGTAGATCCTTCTTGTCCTCACGCAGCGTATCAACGGAGATCTGCATCTCGTTAACCCAAGCTGCAAGAACGTGGTCGTCATTTGTCACCGTCTTCTCCGATCTCCAACATGAGCTTTACACGATTGCGCTTGCGCTCGTTGGGTGTAGTCCCTCCCCACACTCCGTAAGGAATGCTGTTCTTGATTGCGTAGCGCAGACAGTCAGTTCGCACTTTGCACTCTGAACAAATCTTCTGGGCTTTGAAGTGTGCTCCGTTTGCACCACGGTCCGGGAAGAAGATCTTCGGGTCATGCTTTTTGCATGATGCATCCTTCATCCACTTGTCGTTGGTGTACGGCAGCTTCCATTCTGATAGCAGCATCTCGTAGCTATACTTTCCACGGCGCGAAGCCGTTCCCGTTGGTTTCTTTGGAGTAGTCATGTATTGCTTTCGCAGCCTTGAGGTTTGTTGCCGGATCGAATAGTCCGTCACATCCAACGCTACTGAGCACACCCAAGTGCTGCAAGTACCCGCTCGGATACCACCTAGTTGGTAGGCACCACGAGCGGTCGTTGATCTGAGTAAGCCCAATATCGGTAGAGCCATCTGCATTCAAGGTGGTGTTGTGCGCACGTGTTTCGCAGCGAGACTCACGCCAGATCACGTAGTCCAGCGTCTCCATCTCGGAGTCCTGCCAGCCCACACTCTTGGCCAGATCCCACCACTGTGGGCACCGTGCACCCACCGGCAGGGTTGTGGTTGTTGTCGTTGCCGCTCGGGCTTCGACTACCACTACAGGTAGCGGTTCGGGGGCCTGGACGGCCTTGTTGTCCCCGCTGAAGACTCCCCCTATTGCCAGTAGGGCTGCCGCAAATGCGGCAAAGGTGCGTGTCATTGGTTCCATTTCTTTCCCCTCTAAGGGTTTTCCCTGGCTGGGGCACCAACACCACCAGCCAGGGCGACAAGCCCCCAAGGAGGAAGGGGACCCTTTATCTTGTCGTTAACTCTCTAGCAAAGATACTAGCTGGCTGAACTCCTCCAAGTCCATCAGCACCACACCACGGGTTGTCCCGTCCGGCATGGCCACCATTACGAACGGGCGAATGTCACCAAGCGCTTTCGCAGCATCGCTTTGTGTTTTGGCTGCGAGAAAACGAGTCCAAATCGGACCGACCTGAGCGCCTGCCTTGATCTCGGTACGAAAAGCGCCACCCCAGTTTTCTTCGTGACGGGTAAGGTGACCACCCAGCCCCAGTTTCTTACGCGCACGACGCGCTTTGCTGTCGCCCTTTGTGCGGTTCCTTTTGCCGCGTGCCGAAGGATCCCCGCATCCTCGAATTCTGCGGCGTCCCTGTTTATCAGGACGACCCAGGGTTCCGAAGAGAGGACAAAGTTGGTGGGAGCACTTGTCGTGGTTACCTTGACATTCGCCTTTGCGTTCATTATCGCCTGCCACGTGCATCCAAAGCCTTAATCACAGTGTCAGCTTCACCCTTGCTGAGAGCATCGAGGTTGGGCACGGAACGGTTGATGATCTCTGCAATGTAGTCGTGCTGGTCTGCGCGTGTGCTCAGGCCAGTCCCGTTCATCATGGCGCGGATCTTGCCAAGCTGCGCGGGACTGGCCTTCGCTGACGGATCTTTGATCTGTGGCGTTGCTTCGGTTGCAGACGGGAACACCTGCTTGACCTGCTCGACGAGAGCATCGGTCTTCTGCTGCGCGTTGGCACGCTCAACCTTCTGCATCTCCTCACGCGACGGACGCGGCGCGTTCTTCGACTGGAATTTCCAGTTTGCGAGGGCTCTACCGATTGCCGAGGTCTCTCCGTTCTCGACATGGCTGGTCTTATTGACCGGATTGGAATCGCGGGTCTCCTCAGCAAAGCCGGTAGCAACCGGTCGCGGATCTGCAATGTCTTTATACACCTCGGCCTTGAACACAACCTTGTTGTCGTCGTAATGGTAGATCGACGTGAAGATCTGCCCGTTTGGGAATTCCTCCCAGAACTTGGCAAGTCTGCTCTCCACTGTCTCGTAGTTATCCAGGTTGAATCTCATTACTTGTCTCCCTTGTTGATACGGAACTGACGGTACTTGCTGGTCTTCTTGTACTTCTCGAACAGGGCCGGATGGTCCTTCTCGAACTTCTTCTGGTCGAATGAGGTACGCGATACTTCTCGCCACGTGGCCACGACATCACCGTTGACTATGGCCTGCGACGCATCACCCATCTCTTGACACACGGCAGCCTGAAGTGAAGAAGCGTGATCTTCCAATTGGCTAATCATCTCCTTGGTCTTGGTCAACTGCTTGAGTAGCCCAACAGCATCGGCGGACAACTCGACGCTGGTATCACTTGCATCTGGATGCAGGGCAGAAATGTTTTCGTAGCTGGGGATAACTTCAGACGGGAACTCGCCACGATCAACCGCAGCAAGCACTCGACGACATGCCTCGATGTGATTCTGCTTTTCATCCGATGTCACCTTTTGCACGTGGAACTTCAGCTCCATGTCGGAGTCAAACACGCACCACGTGATGCGGTCCACGTTCGCACAGATTGCTTGGTGTACGCCCTGCCAATACCACATCGCCGGTAGTTCATGGTCGAAGCGTCGCTTGCTGGTCTTGATCTCGTAGACCTCGCCATTCTCGTCCATGCCGTCGAGGGTGGCGATCAACCGAACGCCGTCCTCTTCATACACGTACATGACATCGGGTTCGTGAATCGGATCGCCCAGAGTGGCGCCCGCCCACTCGCGGATCGGACCTTCGAGTGTCGTTCCGCGGATCATCGCCGTGTTTTGGTCAACGGGCTGCGGCGGTTCGTCGGCCAGCAATTCGGTAACCAAATCAGCCAACGTCTTATATCGGTGTTCTTCGTGAACCGCCGCGGCGACGCTCGCTGAAATTCGTGCGAGTCCGTTTTCGTTTTTCCACCGCAATGCCAGCCATTCAGCTGAGCCGTGCGTCGGCTTACTTACTTTGGTGTGTTTCATGTTGGCCTCCTTAGCCGTGTTGTTTTGGATCTTAAGTGTTGAAGTCTGGCTGAGCCAGCACCACAACCTTGTTGACCATACCCGTCGGTATGTGTGTCACCATACCAACGGTTTTCATTTCTGGCAACTCGTCCGGCATGAATGATCCGGTGACACTCACGTAGCCCTCCAATGCGTCAGGCCACAGGTATCCAACAGACACAACGTGTGCCGGTGTTGCTGTGTATTCCTCGACATCTACCCAGCCGTTCTCTGAGTCGAATGCGTCAGTCCAATGAACTGCTACAAGGGACCATGGGCAGTGCTTAGTCGAGCCAACAGACATATTCGCAGGTTACCCTGCCCTTGATCGGGTCCACAAACATGAGTCTTTGTGAGGGTTTGCCTACTGCCGCAACGAATGTCTTGGCATATTGATTGTCAGACTCAGGTGATCCGCTGACCCAGATGCGCCCACCGTTGGCCATGGTCAGGCTCATCGGTGTGTGAAAGTGTCCCATCATGCAGTCATCAAACGGCATAAACGTAGCCCAAGCATTGACTTTGCGAAGGATCGAATAGCTTGGTGTTTGCCCACCAAACGAAGGGATCTCATCTCCGTGAACGATAAGCATTCGATACTTGCCAATAGTGGCAATCTGATACCAGTCCTCGGACATCTGCCAGGTGACGTTCTTAAGATGACCGCAACGGTCAGCTGCAATCTTGTAGGCCATTCGATCCACATTGTCAGCAGATGGCATGTCCCCCTTCCGTCCAATACGTCCGTGGTTTCCGTACTCACAAACGACATGGACCTTGGAGAAGTGGCCAGCAAGTGTGTTGATGCTGTGCTCAATGATGTTCGATACCGAGAAGAGCTGATCAAAGAGGTGCGGTCCCACCTCGTACACTTGGCCCGGAAATACGGTCAATCCCTCGACCATATCTCCACCTAACACCACCACGCATTCGTTGACCGGATGGTGTGCGCGCTGAATGTCAGTGAGGTAGATGACCTTCTCAATCATCTGTGCAATGCGGTTGCGCAGCACATCGACGTTGTAGGACACCGATACTTTGCCAGCCTGCCAGTCGGTAAGGTGCACGAGTGCAACCTCGGGTTTCTTCTGTGACTTGACCGGCTTCGGTGGTTTAATCTTCACCTTCGGCTGCACCAAAGAGGCATCTTTTGCTGCCTGATAGACAGCTTCAACAAGCTCTTCGTTGCGCTTCTTGGCTTTAGCGGTAGCACGCTGCGCGTTCTCCAACGCCTTGCGGAGATCAAGGATCTCTGCTTCAAGGATGGCTTCGTCACTTATTGTCATTGTCGTCCTCCTCAAGCTGTGCACGCAGATACGCAACCGTGTTCGGTGCGCATTTCACGCCACGCTTTTTCAACGCGCGTGAGATGCCAGCAGATGTGATGTTCTTGTCCAAACAAGCAACGACAAACTCTTTGTATTCCTTCGCGCCAAGCTTGCTTTGAATCTCTGCGAGTTTGGACGGTTTGCGCCCAAGCTTTGCGTCAGCCTCAGCTTTCGCCTCGTTCAGAAATGCCATCTAATGCCTCCTTGATCATGTTGAGTATTGTGATATATCCCAGCGTATCAACCATGCTGTCGTGATGCAAGGACCCGTTCTCCATATTTGTGCGGATACGAGCCAGCTTCACGCTGACCATAAACAGGACCCCCTCAAAAACGGTGAGGTCGATGCCGGTTAGGGCACGGTAGATATCGACTACCTTGCTGTAGTCATCCAGCGGGTGCCCGTACGTTGACTGCCTGTCCACGTTCACCAGATTGAACGCTTCGAGGAGGATCTCAGACCCCGGTGTGCTTTGGTGTTCCATCTCTCCCCTTGATCATGTTGTCTAGCTTTTCAATAAGCCTGAGCAGTTCATCTTGCTCTCCAGGCCCAGCGAAGATTCTACTTAGAAATCCTCGTATTCTTTGCATTTCCCGCTTGGTTAAAGCGCTTCCCACGCTTGGCCCCTTCCTTTTCTGCGTGGAACTTTAGGTGGTCAGTAAGGCGTTCGCCAACGTGATCAACTTTTTCTTCTGTCCGGGCCTGCGACTTGTGCATGATCTTCAGCATCCCGAGCACGACCTCGTGATCGCGGCTGTTCTCTTTACGGAACCTGTCGAGAAGGGCCACAAGGATCGCTCCCACCGCTGCCACAACGGCAGCGACGACCATCGCCCACCCCGCGTCCACTACTCAGCGGCCTTGGACTTTTCTTCCAGCCAATCACGCACTGCCTTGGGGGTCTCATTGCCCGCCACATAGCGCAGATGCCACGGCTCGGACTGGACTTCCCACGAGAACCCAAAACGCTCAGCGTTCTTAAGCAACCACTCTAAGCGTTTTCCGCTGGCGTTGGCAATGTCAATGGCAATCCCAAGGTTGTGGTTCGAGGTACCCGGCACCGCCATCGGGGCCAGTCCTTTCTTCAGATACCAAGCTTTACCCTTGTAGATCCGGGGCGTCTGCTTCATGATTTTCTTGTTCGGCTTGTCCGTGTACCGCGCGTAGAACCCGTACTCTTGCGTTTCAAGGGAGCGGTAGGTGTCTGCTTGAGAAGTAGGCGATAGGTCAATGCCTTCAGCGTTTGCTGCAGCGTCCATAGCCTCGTAGGCGTCAGCCGCACAATGGTGTAGGCGGCCCTTGCCTTCAATACCGCGAAGCAGATCCGCAGGTAGCTCACCCGGCTTGCAATCCTTGAGATGATCACAGAGCTTGACTTTAACAACAGGGTACTTGTCCGCCATGATTAACGCTTAAACGCCTCTGCGATCTCTTCCTTGGTCAGCTCGCCATCTGTGGAGGCAGCAGCAAGCTTCTGGAGCACACCAGCAACAGCCATGAACCCTGCGATCAGAGCCGACTTGACCACAGAAACGCCGATTACAGCACCACCAGTGATGGCGGGCAGGGCCGTGGCAACGAACAGCGAGAACAGGCGCTGGCCCAGGTCAAGCGTCTTCGCAATGGTCTTGTTGGCAACTTCCATGAATGTCATGAGTCCTTCTCCCCTGTCGTA